CCGGCCGCGACGGTCTCGGTGATCGTGTCGTCGATGACCACCTCGTACTCCTTGCCCTCGATCGGCAGCATGCGATTGGTGCGCAGCCGGTCGCGCATGTTGGTCTGCTCTTCGAGACTGGATGTGCGCACGATGCCGTAGCTGGTCGGGCAGCCGGTGGTCGCATAGATGCACGGCCAGATCTGGGTGAGGGTCAGCCACGCGCCGTAACGCATCGTAAACACCCACTTAACCTCCAGGCCCAGCTGCTCACTCAGGCGCTCCATGTTGTTGATTGCGTTCGCGAGCAGCGCGTAGATCGTGCCGCCGGCGGTGTTGAGCGACGCGCCGTTGAAGTCGACGACTAAGCTATCGACCGCTGCGCAGAGCTGCCCAGTGCGCGCGTCGCGCTTGCTGGTCGCGATCTGCCGATCGAGGCCATTGAACTGCTGATAGCCAAGTGAGCCGGCGGTGGTGATCGCGTTGCCGGTGTAGACGTTTCGCGCGTAGTCGCGCGCATAGCCGTTGAACAGCTCGCCGATCTTGTACTCGTACTCGGTCTGGAAGACCTTCTGCCAATTGATCGGCCCGGGCGTCGGCACATCGCCGCCCGGCTGGCCCAGCAGCACGTTATCGCGGAACTCGCCGCGATTGATCGTCTGCCCGGCGTACTTGATGTTCAAGACCTGGCTCATCCGCCCCTGCTGGCCGAACGGGAAGGTCTGGGTGCAGGTTTTGAAGCTGCCCACGGTCGGCCAGTCGGAGCACGCGGCGGTCGGCTCGTTGCCGGTGGATGCGAGTTGCCCGGTGAGGATCGGGTACAGCTCGTTGGTGTTGACCGACTTCTGCACCGGGATGCGCCCGGCGATGCCCTTCGGCATGATCATCGCGTTGACGATCTGCTTGTTCAGACCGGGGTAGCCGAGCAGGCCGCCAGGGCCGTGCAGCGGCACGCCGGCCGCCGTGCCGGCGTCTTTGAGCGCGGGCGATGCCGACGCCAGCCAGTTCAACAGCTGCATGGCGTCGGGTGACAGGGCTGGCGCGAGTCCAGGCATAGCGTGTGCTCCTTTGTGTGCGATCGGTTAGGCGATCGGTTAGGCGTTCGGCGGCGGCGTCCATCCGGCAAAGCCGCCATCGGGCGTGTTTTTGTACAGCGCGGGCATGGTACGCGCGGCGATCCCCGCGAACGGGCGATTGGGATCGTTCACAACCTCGACCGCGTTCGGATCGGGCGGCGTCTGCGGCCCGCTGCTCTTGAGCGCGGCGGCCACGTCGTCAGGCAGGATAGTGGCGGGCTGATCGCCCTCGATCTGGGCCAGCTTCTCTGCCAGCACCGCGATCTGCGACTTGATGGCGACGACCTCCTGTGTGCGCGCGTCGTCCTTCTGGGCCACCCCGCCGTACATGCCCTTGAGCTCCTGGTGCGCGTCGCCGATCGACTTGACCATATCCTGCATCTTGAGCACCGGCGCGAGCAGCGCGCCGAGTTTGGCGGCGAACTCGTCCCAGGACATATCGCCCAGATAGTCGCCCTGCATGTCGCCGCTGTCGCCCTCGCCGGCGGCCATTTCGGCGGCCTCATCCTCCGGCGACTCGGCGGCCTCCTCTTCCGGCGAGCCTTCGACCATCGCCGCACCGGCGGCCTTGACGGTGTAGACCACCCCGCCGATCGTGATCTCCTCGGGCGGCGCGGCAGCCTCCTTGAACGCGATCTGCTGCGCGCTGGCGTCCTTTTCGGTCGCGATCAGCTGCTGCCCCAGCTCCATCCCCTGCTCGGGGGTCAGCCCCAGCTCCTGATACATCGCCTTAAAGCGGCGCTCCATTTCGGCTAGTTCCATCGTGTGCTCCTTGACCGCAAAGCCAGTAAAGAGGTTTGAGGCGCGCGCGTAGCGGCGCGGCACCGGACTGCGCTCGAATGTGCGGATAGCGGAAAACACCCCGTCCTGATCGGGCTGCTCCGGCGTGTAGAGAAAGCCCGGCGACATCTCGTGCCGATCGGCCGCGCGGGCCATCTTCTCGGCGATGTGCGCGCTGCGAAACGTGCCGCTCTCGATCCGCGTGCGCCCGATCACCACGCTGTAGTCGCAGTCGCCGATGTCCAGCCCTGGCCCCCACGGCGCATCCAGGCTGGCCGGATCAGGCTGGCCAATATGCCAGTAGCGCAGCGGGCCGAATTGCTTGGTCGCCATCATGCGCTGGCTGTCGGCATCCAGCGCCGCCTCGCTGATGATCTCGCCGTCGCGGTCGCGGTAGGCGGTGGTCGTGCGCGCAATCCAGCGCGGCTGGCCAGCGTGGTCTTTGAAGACGACAAAGCTCTTTTCGGCGGGCAGCTCCATCTTCTCGGCCGCATACAGGCGCTTCAGCTTGGCGAGCGCGTCGGTTTTGTTCGGCCCCGCATACGTGTTCCCGCGAAAGCCGCCATGCAGGGCGGCCCACGCGCTGCCCATCAGGCCATGATCGGGCCTGCCATTCCGCTTGACCTGGAGATGCCAGGTCGAGGGCTTCGCTCTATCTTCGACCACCAGATAATCGCCAGGGTCGCCGGCCTTGACCCGCCACATGCCGCTCGATTCATCGGCCATCCCCGCGTCGGTCAGCTGATTGCGCTGAACCTGGGTCAGCTTGACGCCCGCCTGCGCCTGGCGCTTCAGGCGATCGAGCACGCGCTGCTGCTTGGCCTGCCGATCGATGATCGCCTGCTGTCTCCGCGCGTCGGCCTGCCCCCTGCGCAGATCGGCTGCGGCGCGCCGTGCATCGGCAGCCTGCTGGCGCGGCGTTGGCGCTGCACTCGTGGTCGCTGCGGGCTTCTTGCCGCCGCCGCCCCCGCTAGAGGCTTTGGGCTTTTTCGCCGCTGCGGCGGCTGCTGCTGCTGCGCGTTTGGCGTCCGCCTTCTTTTTGCGATCCGCCGCCGCGGAAACGCGTTCACCACGCGCCGCCCGGCGGTCGCGGGCGCTGCTGATGATCGCGCCGGCCCGGCCAGCGTCGCCGGATGCCGCCGCCGCTAATGCCGCACGCCCGCTGGCGCTCAGCCGATAGCTGCCGTCTCTGGCCTGCTCGACCAGCCCCGCCTCGACCAGGCCGCCGCGTGCGATCGCCGACGGGTCACGCGGCTGCTCGCCGTCGGCCAGATCACCTAATGCCGACTGGCCATCGGGCGCGATATTCATGCCTGACAGCACCTTCTGGCGGTTCTGGGCCTGCTCGGTGATGTGCGCTAATCGCTTCTGCTCCGGCGTCTGCGTCGGCTTCTTGGGTTTGGCGGCAGCGTGGCCCTTACCACCGCCGCCCTTCTTTGGTTTTAGTGTGCTGATGGATGGGCGCGCGGCGGGCTTGGGCTGCTTGCTCAGCACAAACCCGCGCTTGGGCGTCGCGCCCGCAGGCGTCCCGCCGCTCCCGGCCTGAAACTGGCCGGTGTCGCCCCGGTACAGATTGCCCTTGATCTGCTTGGCTTTGAGCCGCATGCCCCACTTGCGGCCGGTGCGCGTGCGCCGCACGCCGCCCAGCCCCGGCGTGCCGAGCAGGCCGCCCGGGCCGTGGAGGGGTGTTCCTGCTTGTGCGGGTGAATCGGACATAGCAGATCAAAAAAGGACGCTATCCCTCTGTGCAGAGAGACAGCGCCCCGACAAGTCACGTCGTGACGATATGGAAACTTTCTACTGCTCAGTATATATCATTTCGTCAAGCGCCGCTGTACGACAGCGGGGCGTCCAGCCGTAGCCTTCGAGCAGCGCCAGATCGAGCGCTTTAAGGAGCGCGATCATGGTTCCGCGAAACAGGAGCAGCGTTGAAAGGGAGATTCTCATTTCGCGATCCTCAATGTCGTGCGGCTGTGCGCCGGGTCGTCCACAAAGCGCACGCGCCGACTCACGTTGATCTGCTCGTGATGGCCGCGCGCCGCCTGGCGCATCGCCTGCGCCAGCCAGGACGCCGCGCTGTTCCAGTTGGGGCGCATGGCCATCAGCAGCAACTCCAACAAGGTCGCGTTCCGCTCGACCAGGTCGGGCCGATCGGGCGGGAACAGCGCGGCGGCCTCCACGCGATCGGAGAGAATATCGAGAATGAAGCCCTCCGATGTGCCGATCGTGCGGCTTCCGTCCTCCGACGACGACCACACGAACGACGCCGGCGGCTTGCTGAAGAGCTCAACGAGATCCAAGCACGTCCTCCCATAGTCGCGCCAGCGCATCCGTCAACGTCTCGTGTGTGTGATGAGATGGCGCGGGGTAGGGCGGCGGGTAGGCGCTATGGGGCGTCGGCGTCGACTCCATTTCGGGTGTTGCAGTCGGCGGCGCGGGCGTGAACGTCGCGCGCGGCGGCAGCGTCGGCGGCGTGATCGCCATCGGGCTGAACGCCAGCATGGCCATCAGGAACAGGACGGCGATCAGGACGATCAGGATGCGCATTCAGACCTCACTATCAATGGCGCGCTGCATGATGGCGGCGAACTGCCGATCCCATTTATCAGCTATTACCTTGTCAAACGCGCGCGCCTCCGTGCCGGGATGATGGATCGGTTTCCGCGTGAAGACCACGCCTGCGCCCTTGGCCCCCGGCCCGCTGCCAATCGAGCGCGGCACGGTCTTCGATCGGAACGGCGTGCGAAAGGCCAGTGTGCCGCCTGGTCGCGGCGCGATGGTGTGCGGCGATGTGCCGGCGTTGAGCCGCGTGTAGTTCTCGTTATCCGTCCCGATCGTGCGCGTGTAGGGCGTGGGCGACTCAATTGCGAACGCCGGCTTATCGTCGAACGTCTGGGCGGTGGTGCGAAAGTCGGTCTGGATCGCCAGCGCGGTCGCGTTCATCGTGTTCGTAATCGCGCGGGCCATCGCCGGCGGATTCACGGCGAGCTTGCGCGGTACAATGACCTTGCTTTTTCCCATCAGATTTGTACCACCCCATCCCTGACCCGGAGCGGCGCCCAGTCATTCGCGCGCTGTTTGCATATCTGGCAGTGGTCGGTCGCGCCCAGCGTCCAGGTACAATCGTAGTTGCCGTCTCCCGCGAGCTTGGTTACATCCCACATGCACGTACAGTTGGTCAGGCACCGGCTCGACCCATCTGCAGGCATGGCCGGCAGCGGCAGCATATCGACCGCGCCGCGCCAGTAGGGCGTTTTGATTGACCCGGCGTACATATTCGCGCGACTATTCCATCCATCCTGCCACTGCTTACCGTCCTGTACCTCGATCGCGAATTTATCCAGGAAGCGCAGCTGCGTGGCCAGGTCGGTCGTGACCGCCGTCTCCATCGCCGGCGTGAGACTGGCCGCATCCGCGCCGGCCAGCATCGCGGCCCCGTGGTAGCGCGCGAGCTGGCGACTGAGCTCCTGCCGCCAGGCGTCCACGCCATCCGGGTACTGCGCCTCCAGACTGTCGGTCGCGGTGGCGATCAGCTTCGAGAGCCGCGCGATCAGCCAGGTGAGCGGGGCAGGGGGATCAGGCATGCTTCCGCGCCTCACGCCCTAACCGCCTGGCCCAGCCCAGCTCCGACTCCAGCAGCGCGGCCGCGTCGTCGTCCGCCGCGTCCTTCGTGGCTTCCCTGGCTGCCTTCATCCGCTCGGTCATATACTCCATATTCGCGGTGACCATGCGCTCAATGATCAGCCGAGACTCGGCCGCAGCGTCCCAGTCCTTCAGCGCCGGCGGCGCTTTCGCCGGCTCCTGCGTCGGCGCGCTCGCGATCAGCGCCAGCGACGCAGGGGTCGGATTCGGCGTGGCGCCCATCTTCTCATCGTCCGATATCTGCCCGCCGGCCGTGGCGTCTTGGGCCACCAGCTCCTGCGGTAAGTCTTCCGAGTCGACCGCCAGCTGGCGCGCCATCGCGGGCGAAATCTCGCCGCTGTCGATCTGCACCTTGCGGGTGTCGGCGCGGGTCTTCTGCACCTCCGCGCGCGCCTTCTGGTCGCGCATATCGTTCTCATCGGTGAATTGCAATTCGGTCGTCGATGGCAGCACGCGGTCGCTGACGGTCTGCTCCCACCACTTGATAAACGCCGGCAGCGCGCCCTGCCCTTTACTCGCGTCATCCAAGACCAGCGTCTGCGTGCCGGTGCCCAGGCCCTGCCCTGACAAGGGCTGAATCGATTGCACGGGTACACCGATGTTATTGGCATAGATCAGGTAGCCGTTGTCGCGCTCGTCTTTCGGGATGAAGCTGGTTAATAGCTCTTTGAGCTTGACCTCGACCATCGAGATCGGCGTGTCGCTGGGGATCGCGCCCAGGATCGTGCCCAGGTAGTAGACCAGTCCGCGAGATTGGGCGTCGGCCTCGCCGCTGCGGAGGATCGCCTGCAAGGTCGGGTCGTTGATGCCTTGCAGGAACACCAGCTTATTCGCGCCGCCGCCGGTCAAATTCTCGTACACCAGCTGCTCCATCGCGGCCAGCTTGGCGATCGTCTTGTAGGCGCGCCCGGCCGCGCAACTCCCGACCCCGAACAGCTCCGCGCGGGGCGATGGCTGATCGGCGTACATCAACACCTGATCCCAGCGAAATATCTGCTGCGTGCCATTGATGGGCATATAGCGCAGCGGGTAGGCCAGGTTACCGGTGCGGATGCAGCGCAGGCTGTCGAGGTGGTACAGCCCGTCGATCTTGGCGCCGCTTTGCGCGGTCGTCACGCTGGCCTCGGCGAACGATCCGGTCTCGACGCCCATCACGGTCTGCGCCTTGACCTTGACCTTGACCACTTCTTCGCCCTGCCGCCGAATGCGGATGAACACGCCGTTATCGGTGGTGAGCAGGTCGCGCATCACTTTGAGCGCGAACGGAACCCAGCCCTCGCCGCCGTTCGCCCGCTTCAGCAGTTCCTGGCTGGCTGACACGCGGCGCGAGCTGTCCTTGCTATCCTTGATCACGTAGCCGTGCGCCGCGAACTTGGTACTAGCGGTGGCGATCGCCGCCGCCCACATGTCCTCTTTGTGCGGCGTGTTACTGAGCACCCAGTCGCGCCGGGGGCTCCAGTATTGGGGCAAGTCGGTGTAGGAGGGTTGGAAGATCGTGGCCATCCAGGGGAACGCCAGGCCGAACGCCGCCGGCGCGCTCGACGGGTAGGCCAGCGTGTCGCCTTTGATGGCGGATGGGGCGAGGGTGTCAGTCATTGCTCAAACCTTTGCGACCAAACACCATAACGTAAAGCGTCTATGCTGTGGTCGAATGCTTTGATGATCTTGCCGTTCGCGTCTTTGCGGTAGCTCAGCATCTCGGCGCGCAGATTGGTGCAGCGCGGATGCACCTTGACCCGGCGCCGGCCATTGCTATCGAGCGCGAGCGCCCGCCGCAGCTCTTTGATGCTTTCCTCAACATCGCTCGGACTGTTGCGCGTGTACACGCCGCCAGCGTGTAAGCGGCCCTTCAGCTCGGCCGCGCTCTTATCGACGACGGCATAGTCAGGATGCGGGTAGGGCAGCGCCAGAATGTCAGCCACATGGACATCCGAGAGCAGTCCCGCTTCGTCACTCTCGGCAAACACGTTGATCGTGCCGTCGTGCCGGATCTGCGCCAGCAGAAACACGCGCGGGTGACTGTCGGCCGTCCATTGTCCCGTCTGCGTGTCGCGCACGCCTACGTAGCCGTCGTCGACAAACCAGAGGACTTCGCCCGCGCCCGCCTCAAACTCGGCCGCCTCACTCACGTTGCCGTCGTTCGGCCCGTCGCTCCAGACCCCGAAGATCACGCCGGTCGCCTGCACCCACAGCCCGAGGCCCAGCCGCTGGTACTCCGTTCCCACACGCTCGCCGGTCTTGGCGTCGATGTGGCCTAGGCGTTCCAGCTTCGCTTTATAGGCGCGCCCCTCGGCCGTCCACTGGCCGCCCTGATACAGGCGCGGGTTGTCTTCGTGCCGGCTATGCAGCATCGTCACCGTGCTGGCCTGCGCCCGAATCCAGAGCCAGTGCGTCGGGGCGTCCGGGTTGCAGTCGGCCAGGAGCTGCTGGTAGGGCATCACGCCGTTGCGCAGCCGGGTGGTCAGCGCCAGCCAGGCGGCCAGCTCCAGCTCGGTCGCCTCCTGGACGTAGATCATATCATACTCGGTTGACATGATCTTGCCGGGCTTATCCAGGCCGCCGACCACGATCGCGCTGCGGTTCGGATAGTGGTAGGCCTGCCGGAAGTTGCGGCGCGGGCCGTCTTTGAGCGGATCGCCTGCCGGCAGCACCTTGTCCTCGAAGGTGACCAGCGCGGCCTCGGACAGGCTTTCCCTGGTCTTCCGAATAATCAGCCCGCGCATCCCAGCGTATTTCAACGCGCAGAAGTGCAGCTTCTCCAGGCATGCTCTCGACTTGCCCGTGCCGGCCGGGCCGCTGATCACGATCTCGGTCGCGTGTGAGCGCCACAAATCGGCAGCGGCGCCGTGGGCGCTGTAGCCGCGCGGCCGCGGTAGCGTGTTATGCGTCGTCGGGGTCGAAAGCATCGGTTTTCTCGTAGACCTTGAACAGCGGTTGCCCGTCGGCGCCAGTGTGCTCGACCTTATCGGTGAACAGCTTGTGATGCTTGCCCAGCAGCGCGAGCGCGGCCTGGGCGTCGTGCACTTCGAAGCTGATCCCCTTGTCCGTGATGGATACTTTCTTGACCAGGTGCAGCGGGCGATCCGGCCCGAGATCAAAGCCGGTTGGCACGCCCGCGTCATTGGTCACGAGAAATGGCGCGACGCTACTCCGCGCGTGGTCAGTGATGCGCGCTAAGACTTCATCGGCGCCCATCTTCAGCTCGACGAGGCGCGCCTGGATGGCCTGGCTGATACCGTTATTTACCATCAGGCGATGCGCATTGCGGTTCGGGTCGGCATAGCCCGCGCGCCGCGCCGCCTCGGTCTCATTCCAGCAGGTGAGAAAATGCTCAACAAAGGCCTGCTGCTTGGGGGTCAGTGGCTTGTCCATGATGGTAAATGACGGTATTCCTACCCGCCCAGCAAACGCGGCAGCAGCGCCGGCAGCACCAGCAGCAGCGCGCCGAACACGAACGCGCCGACAAAGGCGCGCGTGGCCCAGCCGACGATGAGCGTCCAGCAGCCGGCCGCGATCGCGGCGATAACTAACAGTAAGATGAACGTCGTCACAGACATCGTTACCTCCCTCCAAAAAACCAGTAGATCAGACTGCCCACCCCGTACCAAATGCCGACCCACAGCAGCGCGCCGACGATCAGGATGATGATATGCGGCCGGCGCATCATAACGGCGGCGTCCCCCGCCAGACGATCAGGAACATGATCAGCGCGAATACCACCAGAATGCCGATCAGGATGGCGGCGAAGAGCGTCACGCAGGCCTCGCGTAGCTCTGTGGTAAAAATCCAATTCCAGGGGGAGTATGCTCTCCATCGCTCACCCACAGCCAGCCGTCCTTAATCTGGCCGACCTGGATAATGTCGCCGACGTCCAGCCAGGTCATGCCGCTATCTGGCCCGCTGGCCAGCGCGCTATCGGGGCGCCGGTCGGTAAAAACAGCCGATGGCGCGACAACCTGGTAGCGCCGGCTCGCGGGAATATACAGCGCATCGGCCCAGGCCGCGAACTGCGCGTCACTCACGTCTGTTGGATCTATTTTTCTGTCCGGCGCGATCTGGCGGTGCATCACGATATAGGTGCGCGTGATGGTCGGATAGGCGGCCAGCAGCTGCTTGCACAGCGCGGTGAGTGCGCCTTGTTGATTGGGGCCGAACGCATGGCCCTGCTGATGCGAGATTTCCACGCCGATCGAAAAGTTGTTGTAGTTGCTTTTGCCCGCATAGCTGCTCTCGCCGGCATGCCACGCGCGGTGGACGGGATCGACCAGCTGGTAGATCGTCCCATCGGGGCCAATCACGAAATGGGTGCTGACGCCGCTATTCGGATTACACAGCCATGTGGCGTCGCCATCGAACGCCCCTTCCGTCGTGTGGATCACCAGGCTGGCGATCGTCGTGCCGGGTGGGCGTTCGTTAAAGTTTTTGGAGACATATGTTGTTTTGTCGATCGTGATGGCCATTGTCACTCCCCCACGGCGCGCTCGACGAGCGTCGGCGCATGAACAACGTTGTATACCGTGCCTTCGCTCCAGCCGGTCGTGCGGGCGATCGTTCGCACGGACGCGCCGCGCCGCCGCAACTCGCACATGTACGCCCGGTCGGCATCGGTCACGTAGCGCCGGTTCGGCCGCGTCTCGGCGAGCTTCCGCCGCAAGGCGAGAATCTTTTGCTCCAGACGCAGGCAACGCATCAGCAGATACTGCCGCTCGGTCACCGCCCGACCGCCTGCTCGCGCGCGTCCAACAGCGCCTCGATCTCCGGCCAGCGCTCCCGCATCGCCTGGACGGCGTGGCGGACGTTCGCAAGGTCGGCGCTGACGTGCGCCAGGAGCGGCGCGCGCTCGTCAAACGATGTCTGGAGCGCATGCAGATCGGTCAACAAACTGGCGTCGATCGCGTCGAGGCGGGCCTGCATATGCTCCTCGATCTGGATGATCGCCTGCTGGAGTCGGCTGGTCTTTTCTTCGCCGTCGCGGATGATGCGCGTGATCAGTAGCTCGATCGCGCGCTCTGGCACGTCGCATGCGCGCAGCTCGGCGATGCTCGTGCGAATATCCAGCGAGAGAAATTGGAGATTCTGGGCCATGCGCGCCTGGTAGCGCCGGAGGTGTGGTGCTATCAGTGTACACTATGTCAACACAATGTCAACACGTGTGTGCTACACTAGAGAGCAATCAGGCCGGGCAGGCGCCGGGGGTGTGGTAGCTGGTCGGCGTCAGCCCGGCCTGTGGCGTGGAGACAAACAATGGCCCTGGTTCTCACTCAGAGAACCAGGGCGATTGTCAGTCGTTCGGGCGGCCCGTGTCGTGTACCCACGGCTGAATCGGGCTCAGAGTGGTGCAGCATAGCGGCCTAGCCTGAGCTTGCGTTCTACTGCCGGTGGCCTCTGGCATACGCCTTCATCGACCCGCAAGCGCAACCCGTCCTCCTCTTCGCGCCGCCCTTTCATTTTGGGTATTGGTACGGGGGCTGCAAAGATGCCCCCGCGCCGCTAGGATAGCACAGGCGTGCGCGGTGGTCAAGGGTGCTGAGGCGGCGCGGCCGGCTTCGGCTTCTTCTCGGCCTGCTCGGGCCAAGGCGAGCTAGACTGGCGCATTACTTGATAAAGCCAAAAGGGCGCGGTGTGGGCGGCGTTTCGTCCGTTGCTTCAATGGTACGAAGTGTGATTTGCACAGCAGAGACGTGCGACAAGATCGCGCAGTCTGCTCCATCTGAATCTTTGCCATGCAGAACGACCAGATCCGGCGAGTTGAATCCGAGGCCAAAAAGCTCGATCAGTCCCAAGGTTGGATGGGAGGATGTTACAAGAACGGTCTTACCCTCTTGTGCGGCCTTCTCAAGCGCACCTTGAATTGTCTGAAGTAGATCCTTAACGAACCTTTCGTCCCGTTCTTTTTGCCATTTTTGGCGGATCTCCTCTGGACTGGGCGGGATAGGTGAAATGTAGCTGTTCATATGTGCTCCTCTGTGAGTGGCGCGCCTTGACAGCTACCGCCGCACATGCGACAATAGCAACGCGCTCACGCGCAACAAAATGCATACACGGAAGCCGGCCCCCGCGTTCGCAAGCAGGGCCGGTTTTTCGTTGGTGGCATTCTAGCATACATGTTCCGACAGGTGGTCAAACGAAACGCCGGCGGGATCGCTCCCACCGGCGTCGTACCTCTTGGTTGCAGAGCTAGTCGACTTCGACCAATACCTCCAGTGCCTGCGCCTCCACCCCACCCTGCCCGGCCGCGCGCTCCAGGTTGAGCGCCAGCAGCCGCGCCAGGATATCCTCGTCGGCGATGTCGTGCGGCCAGCCATAGGCGTCGAGCACGGCCGCGTCGAGCTGGCGGTGCGCCGCGTCGAGCCAGTCCGGGCGCGCGTTGTACAGATTAGTCAGCGTGCGCTTCTCCAGCGGCAGATCGGGGTACGCAGCGCCCCCTAGCCAGGCATCACGCACGCTCACCAGGTCGCGCGCGGCGGCCGCGATGGCCTGGACGCGCGGGTCATCTTGGCATTCGCTGCCAGGCGACCAAGGGAAGGGGAAGGTCTCGAAGGTGGTAGTAGGTGTGTAGCGAGGAGTAGGACCAAGTGATGTGCCAAGGCGCAAAGACCACAATTCGTGAGCGAGTGAGTGGAGTACTCCCAAAAAGTAGTCATCTTCGCGAGCAATAACAATAAGTTGTTGATCAGGAATAGTTGGATGTGCTAGCCATACAAAAGGCCGGTGTTTTGCAACAGCTGGCGTTACAATAAATCTTTGAAGTGGGCCAATTGCTCGCCGCATACCAGAGCGCGTTTCTTCAAACAGCCACCATTTTCTACGTGTTCTCTCACGGCGTACTTTTTCTCGCTCCGGCTTTACGTGGTGATTGACATACTCAAACGGCCGATTATATTCTGCCGCTTCGTCGCAGGACATATCTACCCCAAAATCGATGATCCACATACCTCGATTTTTCTCTACAATGTCTGAACCATTTA